GATATAGGTGTCTATCGCGATATCTCCGTACTCGAACTGCAGATCCTGCAGTCGCCACGTCTCACGCTGGGGATCTATGCCACCGCCGCCTCCGCCGCCGCTGCCTCCCCCGCCGCCAGTGGGCTCGACAGTACCGACGCGCTCCTCCTGTTCCTGCTTCCACTGCTGCAGGCGCTCCAACAGGTTCGTCCCGATAGTGCTAACGCCTGTCTTGGGATCGTAGAAGTTCGCGAACGGGGATCCTGGACCTACCGGCTCAGGCGGCTGCCCGCCTTTGTAGAACCCAGGCGTCACGCCCTCAAGCGGTGCAGGCGTGCGCTCGAGCCTGTAGGCATAGTCCAACGGGTCGCCGGTGAGATGTGTAGTCGTCTGTACAGTCCCTGGCACCATGCCGACTGGCCCACCGGGAGACTGGAACCTGGGACCTATATCAGGGACGCCGGCGGGACCGCGTTGACGCCCTCCCAGCAGCTCCATCAGCGCTGCAGTCGCTCCTGCATGTGCGGAGCTCGATAGCTCCCCGCTAGCTACGATGTTCTGTAGCTGCCCGACTGTCAACTTGCCTGAAGACACCATCTTCAGGAAATTGGCCTTCTCTGAGCCAACCTTCTGCTCGTCGGAGCCGAACAGAGTCGTCGTGACCTGCGATACAGTCTGCAGTCCGGTCGCCAACGCTGGTAGCGCCACATTTACGAAGTCCGCTATGTGCTGGCCAGCATCAATCTTGAAGTCCGACCATGACGTGGCCATCTGCGCCGCAGCTTCCGCAGTCGTGTCCCTCGCGTCTTTGGCAGCTGCCTCAAGCTCATACACTTCATCTTTGATCGCAGCGAGCGCCTCCTCTGCGACCTCGACATCGTCTGTGAGAGTCTCGAACGCGGTGCTCCCCTCGATGCTGCCGAACAGCGCGGCGGACTGCACGCCCGCGGCGTCCATCGCCTCATCCAAGATCTTCAGCGCTCCGGACGCGTCCCCCGTCCTAGCGATGTACTCAGGGAATGTCTCGTTCGTGGCATCCACGAAGAGCTGTGACACCTTGGACTGTGGCTTGACCAGCTCTACGAACATCTGCCTGACGCCGGTGCCTGCCTGGCTGGCACTCTTGAACCCGAACGTCGTATCAGCCAACAGCGCCACTAGGGTCTCATAGTCGACGCCAGCCTGCTTGGCAGAGGCTGCCGCGATCGTGACGGCGTCGCCGAGCTCAGCAGTAGACGCCTTCGCGAATCGCTGCCCCTCGAACAGGGCATTCGTGACGATCGCAGCCTTGTCAGCCTCCAGTCCATACTGCGCCATAGCGCTCGTAGTGATATTCGTCGCGGTAGCCAGCTCCATGAAGCCTGCGTCAGCTAGGTCATCGATGGCCCTCAGAGCGATCTCAGATCCCGCGCCGAATCCAGACGAGTAGAGCGTGAACATGCTCTCGTTGACCTGCGCGTGCTCCTCAGTCAGGTCCCGCGCCAGCTGCCGATGCTGCGCCATAACCTGCTCACGAGACTTCTCCATCTCTCGGGGCATGACAGCCATAGTCCGGACGACACCCGACTCGAACGTGGCGAACTCCCGGACAGCCTGTGTTGCGAACGCACCTACTGCACCAGCAGCGATACCACCCATAAGGGCCAGCTGCCCGCCCATGGCTCCAGAGATGCCGCGCCCGGCAGCGCCCGCCATCCCGCCGAGACCGCTAGAGAACGCGCTGATGTCCCGGCTAGCAGCGCGCAGTCCAGGCTTGACCTTGTTCTGTGAGGTGATCTCTACCTCTAGCTGAGCGGTGTTCTTCCGTCGAGCCATTAGCCATACTTCCCTATGAACTTGCCGCGGCCACCCCTGGCGAGCCACGCTGTGAAAGACTCAGTAGTCTCACGCAGCGCCTCCAGCACCGCGGGACCGCGCTTCTTCCAGGCTATGTCGTAGAAGGGCACTGGCAGCCGCCCGTACTTGATGGCGTTGCCTCTGCTCACATTGTGCACGATAGCCGCGTACCAGCGGTCCTTGCTGCCGACACGTACTGTCACAGTATCCAGCGATGCTCTCGCACCTATCGCAGTCTTGAGATGCTTCGGGGTGCCTGGGTTGCGACGCTCACTCTTGGGGATCGCCTCGCGGACCGCAGGCAGGTACAGCTTCCTGACCACCTTGGCCTTGGCCTGCCGGTACTGGTTCCGGAACACCTTCTCCCCCTGCATCAGCCGCGCTACGAGCTTCTTGTCAGCATCGTCCTCGATGCGGATCCTCATGTCCATGCGTGCGCGCCTGTAGTGAATCGCTGAGCTCTTCGAGAGAGCGCGGGTCCGCTTCTTTACAGCAGACTGGTACTTCTGTACGAACGCGCTGCCTGCTGGATCGAACGGCGCGGGAGCCTGCCGTGGAGTGGCTGCCAGAGCGGAGTGCACCCTCTCCGCCACACCGCTCATGATGCTCTCGACGGTCTCAGCCACTGTCCCCACCACCCCCTCCAGCCAGCAGCATGCGCTCCCATACCCGGAAGAGCGCTGGATGCTCCGCCATCAGATCGAGCACCTCACGTGGAGCGATGCCAGCGCGGATCGCCAGTACCGCTACCCTCTCCGTATGCGAGCCCTCCAGTGACGTCTGGAGGTCCGCTACTGGGCCACCGACAAAGGGACGTCTTCCTCACCATCATCCTCGAAGCTGTCGAAGCGCGTTACCCACTGCATGAATGGGACGTCTACAGACTTCTCCTGCTTCAGCTGGTACCACGTCATCCACAGTACACGCTCGAAGTACTTGACGTTCTCGGTGTAGGGAGCGCTGTACTCCTGCTCGCAGGCGATGATGGTGCGTGCTGAGTGCGGCTGTACCTCTACTGGATCCGAGCCGTCGTTGTAGTGGACCTTCCTCACGCTGTCGCCTTGGCCAGATCCCCCGCACCCTGGAAGGTGCGCGTCTGACGGACTGCCTCGTTGATGGCGCCGGAGCTCCCGAGCGGCTCCCACTCGTTCAGGATCGCAGTGCCCGTGTAGCTAGGGTTCGTGGTGCCCGTAGTGCCGCCGTCAGGCTTGATGATGCACGCGATCCGGCCCGAGCCCGAGCCGAGCGGTGGCTTCAGCATCGCTGTCATGATGCCGTCCAATTCCGTCGCGCCCCAGCCGTCGGTAACGAACTCGATGTCCAGCATCCAGTCGTACTTGTCGCTGACCTCCCGGAGGGGGCCAGCGCGGCCGAACGTGTTGGGCACACTAACGGGCGGATTCGTAACGTGCAGCCTACAGCTAGCCACGTACGCGCTCACGTCCTTGCCGCCGAGCGACACAGACGCATTGTCTAGTACTCTTACATCTCCAGCTGCCATGGTGGATCCTCCTTAGCCAGTCGTGGTACGCACTAGCGCACCCTTGCCCATGAGCGTACGTGTCTGCCGTACGATCTCGTTCACAGCTCCGCTGCCGCCGAGCGGCTCCCACTCGTTCAGGACTACTGCACCTGCATACTGTGGGTTCGTGGCGCTCCGGTCGCCAGCGTCGGGGCGGACGATGGCGTTGAGTGTCCCGGAGCGGGGACCGCGCGCACTCGCGCCGCCGCCGGCAGCGCGGGAGCTCAGGGGTGCCTTGAGCATCTCAGCGATCCAGCCGTCTAGCTCCGAAGCGCCCCAGCCATCGGTAAGGAACTCCACGTCCAGCTGCCAGTCGTACTTGTCGCTAACCTCTCGGAGCGGCCCGGCTACACCCATCGAGTGCACGACACCAGGCACTGTGTGCGTGATCATGAGCCGACACACTGAGATGTACGGGCTCATGTTCCGCACCAGGTTCTGCGGATTCGAGCCGGTGCCGCCCGTCCCCTGAAGACTCAGGAACGTGTTGTCGATTACCTGTACTCTTCCAGCTGCCATAGTCCTCTCCTAGATCCTCTCTACTATCCCCAGGCCTGGATCGCTGCCTGTATGTTCGTCGCACGCTTCTCGCCGACCTTGGTCCAGTAGTCGACGCTTACTGAGTCGACGCGTGCCTGAGACTGTAGCGGTGCGCCATTGAGCACACCGTAGATAGAGCTGCCCGCGTCTACTGCACACAGCTCCTGTGCCCGCGCATTCGCCTTGCGGATGTCGCCGGAGATACTAGCAGGCAGCACTATGAGCAGCGAGAAGTCGAGCGGCTGCACGTTCTGCTGCATAGTCTCAGGCTCGTCGCTACCCATGAAGAACAGGCACCCCAGCGCCGGTCCCCTACTTACGTACAGCTTCTCCCGCGGGTATGGGGTGACATCTAGATCTGGGATCTTGCTGAGCTGCGTAGCGATCTCCTCAGCTATCGCAGTGATACGCTCCGCGGAAGCCATCAGGCGACCCCACTGAACACGCGTGCTGTACAGTAGTCCGACAGCATGTCTGCGATGTCGCTGTCCCACCTAGGCATCATCATGGTGTCACCGCCATAGGCAGCATCGCCGTCCATTACGACACCGAGCGTAGTCGTAGCGCGCTGGTACAGCCGCGCCGCGATCATCATCTCACACTGCGCTACTCCCGGCGGTACTGCCTTCCAACCCCACCGGGCGGTCACCTTCACGTTCACATCCCCGAAGCCCGAGGTCCACGGACGCGGATTGCCACTGTCGTCGAGCCGCCGGAGCGCCCGATAGGGGAACGCTGGATCAGAGCTGAACCGCTCCAGGCGGATCTCCGACAGGGGGACGGTACTGTCAGAGATGGAGACGGCAGTCAGCTCGTGCAGGTCGTCCTCCAGGAACAGGTACTCCTGATAGGAGGACATCGTGAAGAACTCGTCAGACGGATCCACAGCACCGTCGCCGGTGGCGGGATTCCTGTCGTAGAACGTCCGACCGCAGACACGGTGGATGCGCGCCTCAGCGGTGCCGAGCAGCTGTGTCAAGAGAGCAGTACGTGCCGCGGCCTTGTCACTGTCAGTCTCAGGCACGAGGCCGATCCAGGCGGCGAGCGCGCTCGGCATTACGTAGGGCACGGCAGGATCCTAGACAGTCGCGAGCTTCGCCCACTCACGGTGCGTGGGCGCGACGAGCTCGGGCGGACTCTTCTCCTGATACACATGCCAGGCTGCACGGTTGAAGTCGACCGCGCACAGCCTGTCCGACGCAGCATCCAGCGCTGCGATGTCAACGAGGGTAAGAGGCTTCAGACTCCCTGTGATCCGCGCCGAGTCATATTCGGCTATGCCAGTAGGCGCTGCGATGTAGCGCTTCGGCCAGCTGATCTCCAGCGAGCCGCCGACCTTCCGGAAACCCTCTAGATCCTCTGGGTCCAGCTGCGCACGCTCCGCCTCCTGCATCTTGGTGACATTGGGCCAAGAGATCATCACTCCCCCCAGGTGGATCTCCCCGGGGATGTTGGCAGCGATGATGCACCGCACCATCTTCACGCGCTCCCGCTTGAGATCCTTGGCCCATGCCGACAGCGATGCGAGTACATCATGCCAGGCTGTATCCTTGCCATTCCTCATGTCATCTCCTCCTCGGTAGGAGGTGGGAGGGGCAGGGCACGCCGAGGTAGTGCCCTGCCCCCGTCTTCCAGGGGGAGGAAGATCTAACTGACCTCGTACCCACGGAAGGTCAGCGTGTCGACGATACGCGCGTCCGCATGCTGGATGAAGCGGTAGCGGTACTCGTCGTTCGTGAACCGGACGTGTGCAGAGTAGTCGATCCGAGGACCGCCAGCGTAGCGCAGGAACATGCCATCGAAGTCGCCCATGATGAGCGGGATGTTGTTCGCCTTGCTCGCATCGTCGACGTTCTCGTCGATCTCCATGCGCTGCCCGATAACGGACATCGGCAGGCCTGTGTTCGGGTCGTTCTGCATGAAGAACAGAGCCCGGCCATCCTTGTCTGCCAGGGACAGGAGTCCTGCGTAGACGGACTTCCGCATGAGCAGCAGGTTGCTCGGCGAGCGCATGTACTCCTTCGGCTGGGAAGTGAGCACCTTGATCATCTCGCCGAGGTCGAACGCGTTCGTGCCGGCGAGGAAGTTCGCCCGCGCCACGCCTGTGATCTGCGCTGCAGCAGTCGCCTTGATCCACGTAGACACACCCTGTGGCTGCGGGCTGTTGCCCGTAGTCGCGCCGGAGCCTGTCACCATGTGAGCGCCGATGGCGTTCGCGAGTGCGATACCGCCGTCCCGAGCGATCTCACTCGTGATCGACCATGGGAGCCCGCTGTTCAGTGCCTCGTAGGAGTGGTCCGTGTAGAAGGCATACTTCCACGCCTGCAGCACCACACTCGAGTAGGTGCTGTCCGAGGCACTAATCGCCTGGCTCTCACCGCGATTCGCGGCTGTCCCGATGATTACTGCTGTCGGTACGGCTGTGCGCCTGTTCACCTGGATGTTGTTCAGATTGTCGGTCTGAACGATCCGGCAGTACTGAGCGAGCCAGTTCCGGTTCACCATGAACCGGTACAGGTCCGTTACCATGGTAGGCACCGCGAAGTCCGTCCGCTCAATCGCAGCGGACAGCATACGCGTGTCCATGTCCACGAGCCTGTCGCCAGTAACAGGGTCGTACTCGCCCCACTTGGACGCCTCCAGGATCTCACGGTGGCGGAACGTCGCCTCCAGATCGACACCCTCCTCCACATCGCTGCGGAAGATGGCGCGGATCGGATGCACCTTGTTCTTGCCATCGCTACCGCGGGCGATCAGAGGCATCGGCATCTCCCAGGTACGAGCGTCAGCCTGCACAGGCGGCCGATCGTTGTAGTACCTTTCAGAGCCCATCTTCTTGAGAGTGTCGAATGTCTCTGCCTCGAGCTTCGCGAAGCGCTTGGACGCCTTCGCGGAGACTAGCAGATCGGACTGCTCAACGGCTACCCGCTCAGCATCCTGCTCCTCATCCAACACCTTGAGCTGTGCCTGGACACGGTCGTACTCCGCGCACAGTCCTTCGTGCTTAGCCAGAGCGTCTCCCGTCAGAGGCTGGCTAAGGATCGCCGAGTCGGTCGCATCCTCTCCCAGCTCCTGGCGCGTCGCGTCGAAGGTGTCCTCGAGCAGCCGATGCATCTCATCGGCGATCTCAGCCCTCCGCGCCTTGAGACGCTTGGTCATTACTGCAGCTGCCATATACGCCTCCTAGCGCTAGACTGCATATCCGCTAGAGTCGTGCCTGTACTAGGCACATCTTCCTCTACGGTCGGATCCCCCTGGATCTCGGCAGCCTCCTTCATGATGTCCGCGTTCATGGCATCCCTCGCAGCTGCAGCCAGCGCGCTCGCACCGCTGAATGCCTCCTGTGGGACGAGACTCATATGTAGGATGTCTACACGGTTCGCGACCAGTTTGCGGACAGGCTTGCTGCCTGTCTTCGACTCAGGACTGTTGTCGGCAGCCTCGATCTCATCCGCATCAACGATCCTGAACCGGACGGAGCTAGCA